ACGACCAGCCCAGTGGACGTTACGAAGACGTTGTAGCAAATCCTTTCGTAAATAGGTAATCAAAATGGCTAATACAACCTTTAATGGCCCAGTCCGTTCAGAGAATGGATTTACGGTTATATCTAAAAACAGTACAACAGGTACTGTTACAACTGAGTTCACACTTGACGGAAACGGCTTGCAGGTCACTCCAGTTGCCTTGGCAGATACAACAGCAATTTCGCTAACAGCAACGGCTCATGGAGGAAGAACCTCTGTAGTTCCTGCTTTGTCAGCTAATTGCACTTTGACTTTGCCTAGTCCCTCTGCTGGTGTTTTCTTTAAGCTGGTTTACGGTGGTGCGGCAGAAGAAACTGAAAACCTGGTTATTGATACAGGATCAGACACAAACTTCTATCTGGGCGGTATCGTTCATCTTGACTCAAACGCAGATAATGTTTCTGTGTATGCAGATGGAAACTCAAACTCAATCCTGACATTAACGGATTTTGGTTTATTTGAGATTAATGTACTGGCAAAAGATTCAACCAATTGGTATATCTGGGGCTATCAAGAAGGTGCGGATGTTCCTGCCTTTACTGACCAGTCATAATGACATGGGGGCGAAAACCCCCCTTTATTTCGGAGATATACAATGGCTGATGTAGTAACCTCTCAGACAATTCAGGACGGTGGAAGAAACCTGATTATGAAGTTCACTAATGTTAGTGACGGTTCAGGCGAGTCTGCTGTTAAGAAAGTAGACGTATCTGCTCTTTCCTCTGATCCCATGACAGGGAAAGAATGCACTCGTGTAGCAATTAGTAAAATACAATTCTCTACAGTCGGTATGAGCGTTAAAGTTGAATTTGATGCCTCTACAAATGTTTTAGCGGCACACTTGCCAGCAGATTATGCTGATGAATTAGACTTTACTTCTTTTACTGGCATACCTAATAATGCTGGTTCTGGTGTCACTGGAGACATTGACTTAACAACAGTCGGTCATAGCAGTGGCGATGCCTACACAGTGGTTTTAACAATGGTGAAATCCTATGGCTAAACTTGAAGTCTTTCAAAACGGAAACTGGAATAATGGAGATCCTGTATACCAGATTGGTATGAAGAACTCTGATGGTACATATGAAACCGTTGTCTTTGACTTAATGACCAAATCGGAAGCAGAGCGAGTTTTAAAAGAAATGAGCAAGGATTTGGAAGTTGTTAGATCAAGGACGAAAGACGGAACTTTTGCCAAGGATGATCCTGACACAAAAGAAAATGAGGCATGGGAAGTAAAGAAGAAAGCCCCTGCCAAGAAAAAAACACCAGCTAAAAAAACCCCTGTTAAAAAAGCTGTAGTTAAAAAGGCTCCTGTTAAGAAAAAAGCTTCTGCAAAAAAGAAAGTTGCTAAGAAGAAGTAATGCGAAATTATCGCAAGGAGTATGATGAGTATCACTCTCAGTCCAAGCAGAAAAAGCGAAGGGCTGGGAGAAATGCTGCTCGTAGAAAAATGTCAGAAGCAGGAAAAGTTAAAAAAGGTGATGGAAAGGATGTTCATCATAAAGATAGAAATCCCAAAAACAACAAAACAAGTAATTTAAAAGTTGTTAGCAAAAGCAAGAATAGAAGCGTTAGGAGAACTTGATGAGCCGTCCAAATTACAGCAGCCCAGTTACAAACCCTTATGCAAGAATGCGTGAATCTGCTTATTCAGGTTTAGGTGACATGGGTGGCGGAATGATGGGCGGTGGCTACGGAATTAGAGGTTATCAACTTAACCCTCGATACAATCCTCCTATGGGCGGAATGTACGGTGGAGGAAAGGGTGGCGGAAACATGTATGGCGGTGGAAATATGTATGGTATGAGCGGATACAGAGCCGCTTCTCCTTACATGCCTGGTAGATATGGCAATTCTATGACTGGAATGGGTGGTTACGGGAGAGGATATTCTCCTTATGGTTATGGAGGAATGTCTCCTTATGGCGGTTCTATTTATGGGACTATGGGAAATACAGGAAGTCCTTTCCCTCAAGGGTCTTATTTCCTCACTCCGGGTGGAGCTTTAGGAGGAATGCCTAACTACCAAAAACAACAGTATTACGGAACCACTAATATTCATCCTATTACAGGACAGGTTATGCCGCCCAGAATGACTGAAGAAGAAGCTCCGCCTCCCGCTGACGTTTCTACAGCAAGTCCTTCCGCTGACGTTTCTACAGCAAGTCCTTCCGCTGACGTTTCTACAGCGAGTGCTGACGCAGATACAGGCACAAATGAAGTAACAGACAACGGAGCAGAAACAACTCCATCATATAATATGGAAGCGTTACGAAAGATTCTTGAGCAATATCAAGGGTTAAACAATTTTAACTTTAATAACTTTAATCCATTTAGGTAAAGAGCTTAGTATGCCAAAAAAGAAAAAATTAAAAAATGGCGGGAGAATAAAGCCTGCTAAATGTAGAAATGGAATAGCAAAAAAAGGCAAAACAAGAGGAGTTCTAGTTTAAATGGCAACTAGTGGTACATTCGCATTTACTCTTGATCTTGCTGATGCTATGGAAGAAGCCTATGAGCGTTGTGGGCTAGAGCTTCGTAGTGGATATGATTATCGAACAGCAAGAAGAAGTCTTAACATGCTTATGCTTGAGTGGCAGAATCGAGGGCTAAACCTCTGGACTGTGAAAAATGCTTCTCAAACCCTAACGGCTGGAACAAGCACCTATGCGTTAACAGCAGAAAAACTAGAGATTGTTGAAGCGGTTTGCAGAACAGACGAGGGAAACACCTCGTTGCAGGCTGATTTAAGCATGACTAGGATATCGGTTTCAACGTACTCACAACAAACAAACAAACTTACAGATGGCAGACCTATTCAGTATTTTGTAGAAAGAACTCCCAGCAACCTTAATATTGTTGTTTGGCCTGTTCCTGACGCTACAAAAACATATATATTTAATTACTATTATATAGAGCGTATTGAAGATGCAGGCACTACAGCATCTTTAAATATGGATGTCCCTGCTAGATATCTTCCCTGTTTAACGGCTGGTCTTGCTTATTATATTTCAATGAAAAAGCCAGAGGCTCAAAGTTTAGCCCCTATGTTAAAACAAGTTTATGATGAGCAATGGGAAATGGCTTCTGATGCAGCAAGAGAGAAAGCTTCCTTTCAAGTGTCTCCTGGTGGATATAGCAACCTATGAGCAATTATGCCAATGGAAAACATGCCTTCGGTTTTTGTGACCGCACAGGATTTAGGTACAGAAAAAAGGATTTAGTTCCTCAGATTGAGAATCAGCGTCCAAATGGCTTGCTGGTTGGACGGGATGTTTTAGATAAAGACCAACCCCAATTGCAACTTGGAAAGCTTAACATGGAAGACCCGCAAGCAATTCGCAATCCAAGACCTGATGCAAGTTTAGAGGAAAGCAGGTCATTGTCTGCATTTGATCCAGTTGGTGGAGGATCTGAAGCTTATGGCACAGAAACCCTTGGTCTTGATATAAAGGGAGAAGTAGGAAAAGTAACGGTGAGCACCTCCTAATGGCTTGGACATTTACAACTTTAAAGAATGCTTTGCAGGATTACCTGGAGACAACGGAAACTACTTTCGTTAATAATCTTCCCACTATTATCCTGCAAGCAGAGGACAGAATACTTAAATCAGTTCAGTTGCCTGATTTTAGAAAAAACGCAACAGGTAATACATCTCAGGGAAACCAGTATCTTTCTATGCCATCTGATTTTCTGGCTCCGTATTCCTTGTCTGTGGATAATACTGGGTACGAGTTTCTTGTATTTAAAGATGTAAACTTTATACGAGAAGCATACCCTGCTTCTTCAACGACTGGAACGCCAAAGTATTACGCAATATTTGATGAATCTAATTTTCTTTTAGCACCGACACCTAATTACTTGACTGGCACAACAAACTACACGGTAGAGCTTCATTACTTTTATAAGCCAGAATCAATTACTACGGCATCAAGTGGTACAAGCTGGTTAGGCACTAATGCAGAGTCAACCTTGTTTTATGGGTGCCTGGTTGAAGCATACACCTTCTTGAAGGGCGATGCAGATGTTATGCAGATGTATATAGCGAGATATGAAGATGCGCTAGGCAAGCTCAAGAATTTGGGAGAAAATTACGACACTACAGACAGCTATCGTTCTGGGGCGGTTAGGAACAGAAGAGCGTGATTAGCTCGTTAAGCGAAGCAGAGATAGGTTCTGTTGGAGTTCATACTACACATCAAAGAGGTATATCTCCAGAGGAGGTTGCGTCTAGGTGTGCAGACAAGATTGTTTCTGTATCAGAAAGTGCTAATCCCCTGATAAGGGAGCAAGCTAATGCGTTCAAGCAGAACATACAGAAAGT